GTAGATGAAATCATCGAAGACAAGATGCTGCTGGACATGCTATTAACTGCTCTCGCTGAACTGACCGACGATGAACGTGGGTTGATTGATGCATTGTTTTTTGACGAGAAATCGGAGCGAAAAATATCTCGTGATCTTGGTATTTCATCAATCGCAGTGCATAAAGCGCAAGCATAAAATCTTGGACAAATTGCACAATCTCTTAAAAATTTAGAGTTTTTGGTTAGCACCTACCCTCTCATTTTCCTTTGTATTATGAGAGGGTTTTTCTATCCCTCGGAATGGAGGTGAATTTAATGAAAAAGAAATCAGCAGCTACTTTGACTCCGGCAGTGACAGCCGAGCGATCTGAAGAACTGGTCGGTGTACTCACAGCCATCAGCGTAATATCAAGGAGACTGGCGAAAAAGCTGACGCTTCTTGAGAAACAATCGAATGAAAAAGAAGGTGAATTGAGCGATGGATCAACAGGATAATGACTATCCTTTTATGCCGATTAAGGCAACGCCGTACAAACATCAGCGAGATGCGTTCGATTTTGCCTGTCGACTGTTCGATCTGAAGAATGATAGCCCACTCAGTAAAGGTACAGCTTTTTTGATGGAAATGGGTACCGGAAAAACCATCACAAGCATCGCCGTCACGGGTGCTCTGCATCTGAGTGGAAGAATTCTCAAAGTGTTGATTGTTGCTCCGCTCTCTATTGTTGGTGTATGGGACGAGGAATTTCGGAAGTTCGCAGACTTCGACTATACTCTTGCTGTCTTGACGGGAACTGTCATAAAGAAAGCTGACACTCTTCGGCATATGCAGGGAACTTCCCTTCAGGTGGCTGTGCTGAACTATGAATCAGCGTGGAGACTGGAGAAAGATATTCTCGTTTGGCAACCTGACCTTGTGATTTGCGATGAAGGTCACAAAATCAAGACACACAATATCGCTGCTTCAAAGGCTATGCACCGCATTGGTGCAAAAGCGGCATACCGATTGTTGCTTACCGGAACGGTTATCACAAATAAGGCTATCGATGTATTCAGTCAGTATAAATTTCTCAACCCTGCAATATTCGGGCAGAGTTTTTATGTGTTCCGAAATCGCTACTTCGATATGGTCGGCTACGGTAATCACACACCTGTACTTAAACGGTCGATGGAGAGGGAGTTGATGAAACGTTTGCATAGCATTGCGTTTCGAGCAACAAAAGCCGAATGTCTAGACTTGCCTGAAACTACAAACATTGTGAGATATGTAGAACTAGAATCCTCAGCCTTTAAAATCTACAGAGCTTTAGTTAAGGATAGTTATTCCGAACTTGGTCAGCACGAGATTACCGTTACAAACATCCTCACTCGTCTGCTTCGATTGTCTCAGCTTACAGGTGGATTCATAGGTGATGACGACGGGAACAAACCAATAAGAATCAGCACAGCCAAGCAATCAGCTCTTGAAGATATCATTGATGAGATTTTACAGGAAGGCAAAAAGTTGGTTATTATTGCACGGTTTGTTGCAGAGATACACGCCATTTGTACTTTGCTTGAAAAACAGGGAATTGGTTATTCCTGCATTATGGGCGGAGTGAAAGAACGTGAAGAACAAGTAACTCGATTCCAAACTGATCCCTCAGTGCAAGTGTTTATTGGACAGATTGCAACGGCAGGACTTGGCATTACATTGACCGCTGCCAATACCATGGTGTTTTATTCGATGGATTACAGTATGAGCAACTTTGAACAGGCGAAAGCACGTATTCATCGTGTTGGGCAGAAAGAAAACTGCACCTATATTTATCTCACAGCCAAAGGTACGGTTGATGAAAAAGTTCTCGAAGCACTGCAAAACAAAGCAAATTTAGCAAAAACGCTGGTAGATGACTATCGGCATGGAAAAAACCCATTTAGTTAGGAGGCACACGATGGAAAGTAAAGAAATATTTGAACTTGCGGATCGGCTCCGCAGTTTACGTGATAGAAAACAAGAAGTAGAGCAATTACTTAAAGAAATTAATGAACAAATTGATGAGACCAATTATCGTCTCTCGGAGCTTATGGCTGAAAGTGAAACACAGAACTTCACCCGCTCCGGTACGATGTTTTATCTGACTACTAAAACTCATGCATCGGCAGTGGCTGGTTCCAAAGAAGAACTTCATACTGCTTTAAAGACACAAGGTTTTGGAGATTTGGTGTACGAAACTGTCAACGCAAATTCCCTTTCATCTTTTGTCAAAGAGCAAATTGAGGAAAACGATGACGAAATACCGACGTGGCTAGAAGGACTGGTCAATGTTTTTGACAAAACATCAGTCGGGGTTAAAAAGGCAAAATAACAAAAATTTATGGAGGTTACGATTATGGCTAATAAAAAAGAAAAAGCAGCTACAAATAAAGAAACAACAGAAGTCGTTTTTGGTGGTTACAGCCAATTAGCAAATATGGATATTGCCACAATGATGGCAGAGGAATTGGATGGACTTGACGCAGGGTTTGAACGAATCAAGATTCCATCCGCCGGAAGCACTGTATTTGAAGTGCCGAGTGAAGATCCAAACGAACCGGAAGCTGTGAAGGAATTCTCAGCAGTTATATTATTTCATCACCCTTTATTTGCTTATTATAAAAGCAAATATACAGGCGGGAACAATCCTCCTGACTGTGGCAGTTTTGATGGCATTGTCGGTGAGGGAGATCCCGGAGGTGAATGTAAACGTTGCTCATATAACAAGTTCGGCACAGGTGAAAACGGATCTAAGGCTTGCAAAAATCGCAGACGTATTTTTGTATTGCGAGAGGGAGAAATTTTTCCACTCCTACTTTCATTGCCAACGGGCAGTCTAAAAGAACTGACACGTTATTTAAAACGATTACTTTCTAAGGGCAGAAAGTCAAACAGTGTGGTTACCCGATTTTCTCTGAATAAAACGACCAACAGCGGCGGCATTGCTTATTCTCAGGCGCAGTTTGCGGTCGATCGTATTCTCACAGCAGAGGAACAAGCAATCATCGAACGCCTGACAGAACAGGTCAAGACATATAGCAGACAGGTAGCTTTCGATTACGACAATACAACTAACACCGATATGGCAGATATTAACGTCGATCCGGAAACAGGTGAAATTATTGAACCATTAGGGGGTCGCTGATGAGTTATCAATGTGTAACAACATTGAGGGAACTTCGGGCATATTTGTCCGAAGCCACCCTCGTGGCTTTTGACTTTGAAACATCTCCGAATGAGGAGTATCGTGACGAAGAGCGGGCGGCACTTGATGCTCATAAATCGCATATCACTGGAATTAGTTTCTCGATGTCCAAAGGCAGTGCTGTTTATGTTCCGCTTACACACAAAATCGGAGGAAATGCTGTCGAGCAAGAATCGCTGTGGGATTGGCTAAAGGAAGAGGTTTTTCAGAATAGGGAAATTACAAAAGTGGCACACAATCTGAATTTTGAGTCCATGTTTTTATATGCACAAGGCATCATCTTGCAATCTCCGGTTTACGATACCATTGCAGCGGCACAGATGACACTTAAAAGCAATTCATCGTTTCGAACCCTCGGTGACAGCGGTTTGAAAACACTTGTGCCGGAACTGCTGGATGCGGATCTTCCGAGTTTTACTTCTGTGACCGAAGGACGATTTTTTGACGAACTCAATCCACAAGATGCAGAAACAGTGCGTTACGCTTGTGCTGACAGTGATTATACCTTACAGCTGTATCATTTGTTTAATCAGTGGTTTGACCGCTATCTGCCAAAACATCGTTTTATTGTGGAGCAAATCGAATCACCAACAGCCGTGTATGTTGGCATCATGAAATATAATGGTCTGCTGGTGGATGGAGATTTGATGGATTCCAAGGGTACCGAAGCGGAAAATGCACTGATGAAGATTCGTGAAGATATCGCCTTTATCATCGGTGATATCAATATCGGAGCGAATGCCAGCACTGCGGCTTTTAAAAAATATTTGTTCGATGATTTGAAGTTGCCTGTATTCAAGGTGACGGCGAAGTATCAAGAAGCAATGGACGACGAGGCACTGATTTTACTCTCCGAATGGTGTGAGGAAAACCGCCCCGATTTGGTTTCACTGTTTAAATTGGTGCAGAATTACAGGCGTACAGGAAAAATCAAGTCAACATATATTGATGGTTACGCTAATCATATTAACAGTGCCACCGGAAGAATTCACCCTGATTTATTTCCGCTCGGTACAGCGACAGGACGTTTCGCCGCTCGCAAGCCAAATCTTCAAAACATGCCGAGAGCAGGCGGTGATGATACAGACGTTAGAAATTTTTTTATTGCACCAAAAGGCAAAGTTTTGTTGTCGCTTGACTTTTCACAGATTGAACTTCGTGTCGGAGCATTTTACTGCCGTGATGAAAAGATGTTGGAGACTTACCGAACTGGTGGAGATATACACGCACAAACTACTTCGGTGATATATCATATTCCGTTTGATGAAGCGGTTAACAAGGATTCAGCAAACTATAAGGAACGAAGAACCATAGCTAAAAACTGCAACTTCGGCACGTTTTTTGGTCTGTTTCCTAAAGGTCTGCAAAAAACATTGAAATTCAAAGCTGGTTTAAATACTCCGCTTTCTGAATGTGAAAATATTATTCGAAATCTCAAAGCCGGTTACCCCGCATTGACACGCTGGCAGGAAGAAACCAAAAGTCATGCATCTTTCAGAAGATACACCGAAACTTGGCTTGGAAGGAGACGTTATCTTCCAAACATTACATCACAGGATTGGGGCAAGAAGTCGTTCGCAGAGCGTTGTGCATTAAACACACCAATCCAAGGTACTGCCGCTGATATTTTGAAACTGGCACTCGCTCGAATTATCATCGGACTTCCTGAACGGCTCTGGCTTAAGCCACTTTTGCAAATTCATGATGAGTTGGTTTTCGAACTTCCGGAAAACAAAGTCACCGAAGCAATAGAATTTATTAAAGAGTGTATGGAACAACAGCCATTTATTGAGTTTGATGTGCCGATTGTAGCGGAAGCATCCGTAGGTAACAGCTTTGGAAACATGAAAGAGATGGAGGTATGAATCCGTGGGTATAAATAAGTTAAATAGCGAGGGTTATCACGATCCAACTGCATATGAGGCATTGACAGCGATCGAAAAAGAAATGAAAGAGAAACAATACCGACCGCTGGTGTTCATTTGTTCCCCTCTTGCTGGAGATTTTGAAAAAAATCTAAGAAATGCACGAAGGTACTCAAAATATGGTGTGGAGCAAGGAACAATACCGGTAGCACCCCATCTCCTTTTTCCGCAATTTATGGATGATGGTGATAAGTCACAGCGTGATTTGGGTATATTTTTCGGATTAGTGTTACTTGGCAAGTGTGATGAGATTTGGGTGTTTGGTTCTGAGATTTCTCAAGGCATGAAGATGGAAATTGCAAAAGCAAAAAAACGAGGTCTTCGGATTCGGCACTATAACGACCAATGCGAGGAGGCGTTTGAGTGAAGCCTTTAGATATTCCGATTGAAGTATTTTTACGTTCATTTTTTGATGCCGGTGAAACAGTTTGCCTGCGAGTATTTGACGATCGCAAGACTGGAACATTTAAAGGTTCAAAGCTGGAATGCGAAGCTGGGAAAATTGCCACTATTGAGGACACACTCAAAAAACATAACGCTCAGAAGCGTGGCATTTATTTTGTTATCAATTACGGCGGTCATGAGGATGTGAATATTACTCGTATCAATGCTCAGTTCGTAGAATGCGACAGCTTGAGTATCGAAGAACAAACAGCACAGATTGAAGCTTTTTCGATAGAGCCATCGCTAGTAGTTCGCACTCAAAAATCACTGCATGTTTATTGGTTAATGAAAGATGCGAGAGTTGAAGATTTTAGGCGTGTTCAGAAACGGCTTGTGTTGCAATTCAACGGCGATCCGACATGTGTTAATGAGAGTCGTGTGTTTCGTTTACCCGGATTCAATCACTGCAAGAGTGAACCGTATATGGTGAAGTGTATTAAATTCAATCCGGAACTAAGATATACACAAGCAGAACTTGAAGCGGCGTTACCGAATATTCCCGATGAGCCGATTGTTAGAACTCCAACGCCTAAAGGAACTCGCAAAGGTCTGATTTTGGTCGGCAAACGATGCAGTTTTATTCAGCACTGTAAAAAAAATGCAAAATCACTGTCAGAACATGACTGGTATGCAATGATTACAAACCTTGCTGTTTTCGATGGCGGTGACCGTGCTATTCATGCACTGTCAAAAGGATATGCGAAGTATAATCACAATGAAACAGAGGATAAAATCGCTCATTTTCTTGAATCCGACACTAAACCAATGACCTGTACAACGATTGCAGAAAAAGGATTTAAGTGTCCGAAATTAAAGGACAGCTCATGTGGATGCAAATCACCCGCTACGCTTTGTTATAAGGCACTGGCGGTTGAAGAACTGCGCGAATACTTAAGTGCCACCGAAATTAAAGGTGCGACACTTGACAATATTCAGACAGCAAAAGAATTTGTAACGGATTATCTGTACAACATCGAGCCGGTCATTGGAGAAACCTTTATCAATTATGAGATGAAGACACATTTTCGATTCAAAACAAATGACCTTCGTCCACTGATCGTACTGCACAAGAAGATATACAAAAAATATTCTGACAGCCGAGAAACTCGACGTGAAACGGAAGGGTCGGAACTTCCCGAATGGTATGAGCCGACCGAACGAGGTGGTCTGCGGTTTTTACCCGGAATTTTAGCCGATCATATGACAAAGAACGTGGACGCTTTCTATGGTGCTGGAAGCTACTTTTTCTATCAGAGTGGTGTATATAACATGCAGGAGGACTTGGCAGCACAGGCAAGAGTGCGTGAATTTCTGATTTCAAGATATTCGACCATGACAGCAATCACCGACAGCGTCGGGCAATGGAGGATGCAAATTCGAAAAGCTATCAGAGAAATTAATTGTAATCCGTTTATTGTCAATGTGAAGAATGGACTGTATAACGTGTTGGACGGTAGTTTTAAACCGCATACGCCAGAATATTATTCGACGGTTCAGATTAATGCGACCTTTGATCCGACGGCAAAATGTCCGCAGTTTATCTCTTTCTTAGAGGGAATTCTGGACAAAGTGGAAGTTGATTTGATTCAGGAAATATTCGGATATTTGATGATTCCGGTAAATAAGGCACAGAAGTCATTTGTTTTCGTTGGGGCTCCGAACGCCGGAAAGAGTACATTGCTTTCTGTGGCACAAGAGATATTACTTGGAAGTGAAAACGTATCAAATATTCCGTGGCAGAGTTTGGGCGATCGTTTCAACAAAGCTGAGTTATTCGGCAAACTGGCGAATATATTCGCTGATCTACCCTCGAAAGCGATTGATGATGGTGGTATGTTCAAAGCACTCACGGGTGAAGACTATATTACTGCCGAGCGTAAAAACAAAGATCCATTTAGTTTTCGGCCATATGCAAGGTTGCTCTTTTCATGTAACGAAATTCCTAAGAACTACAGCGACCGCTCAGATGGCTTTTATCGGAGACTCATTATTATTCGGTTCGATCACTCTGTTCCAAGCAGTAAACGTGATCCAAACCTGCGTGAGAAGTTGGCTGTGGAGCGTGACGGCATATTTATGTGGGCGTTGGACGGACTGCGTCGGCTTATGGCAAACAGTTATCTTTTTACGGAGACAGAACGGACAAAGATCGAACTTTTACGATACAAAGTGGAAAGCAACAGTGCTCTCATGTTTCTTGAGGAGTGCTGTGAAATTAATGAAACGGCAGAATGTGTCCGTGAGGAACTGTTTCAAGGATACAGGGAGTATTGTAACAAAAACGGCATGAAACCTTTGTCACAAGCCAATTTTAACAAAGACGTAGAGTCATCGGATGAACGTATTAAGAAAGCGACGGATAAGCTTGGAAAACGCCGAACGTGGCGGGGTTTGCGAATGTGTGATTAATTATTTGACGGGTTTGACGGCCTTTTTCTATTCCTTGCGCATAAGACCAGAAATATAAAAAAGAGTAAAAAAAAGAAAAATATATAAAGGGTCTGTTTTTCCTGTCAAACCCGTAAAATTTAAAGAGGTGTTTTATGAGTGAGAAACAGATAGTTAATTCAATTATGAGATATTTAAGGACTGTGCCGCTGGCATTCTGCTGGAAAGAACATGGTGGAATGTATGGTACAGCCGGTTTGCCGGACATTATCTGCTGCATTAACGGCAGGTTCGTTGCCTTTGAGGTAAAAACTTCTTTCGGTAAGCTGACAAAGTTACAAGAAATAACAATTCAGAAAATAAAAGATGCAAAGGGCGAAGCCTACAAGGTCACAAGTATCGAGGATGTGAAGTCAATTCTTGATTCCTTGGAGGTAAAACCTTATGACAATAGCTTGGATATATTTAGATAAAAAATCAGCGGCGGTTGAGGCACTTAAAGATTACGCAAGTATGGAGTATATAATCAACCACCACGTAGAACGTTTAGAAGATGTCGAGGAAGATATGGTTTCTGTCCAGTCAGCTTCCATCACCGAACTTTCAAAGCAAAGAAATCCACATGCAGGCGAAACATGGATTGCGTATTCCCTTGATGAGATAGACGTTCTGAAAGAACGTTATCGTCAAGCACTGGAATATATGGAGTGGTTTCGTCCTGCTTGGGTACAACTTGACGAAGATGAGAGATTTATATTAACAGAGTTCTTTTTGCGAGAAGATATCAGCAAAGCCGAGGCAATCGGAAACGTTGGTGAAAAGCTCCTTATTGAGCGAACTCATGTGTATCGCCGAAAAGATAAATCCCTCAACCATCTTGCTTTGCTCCTTTACGGAAAATGAGAGGGGATTTTTAGGGGACGAAATAACATCGTTTCCGTGATATGATGTTATAATCAAAAACTATAAATATACAGAAACCTTTGGAGCCACTGACTTCGAGGGTTTCTTGTCGTATATGGGAGATGTTATTCATGCCGAGAAAACCAAAACGACCGTGCAGTTATCCAAGCTGTCCTGAATTAACCGACGGCAGCTACTGTATAGTTCATCAGAAACTGGCTAACCATCAATATGAAAAATATCAGCGTGACCCTGCTACACGCAAACGCTACGGCAGAACGTGGAAACGTATTCGTGACAGATATATAACCGCTCACCCTACCTGTGAGGAGTGTATCAAGTCAGGAAGACTGACACCAGCCGAAGAGGTACACCATATTAAACCGCTATCTAAAGGTGGTACTCATGCAGAGGATAATCTTATGAGCCTGTGTACTTCCTGCCACTCAGAGATAACCGCTCGTGAAGGCGGTCGCTGGGGATAAACGATAAATATATTTTCGGTCTTCCTCTGAGTGGAGGGGCGGTCAAAATCTCTACGACCTATCGATTGTGCAACGGGTGTGGGGTAACACGCAAAAAGTCGCAATTTCAAACGGGGTATATGCCTCGCTAATTATTTTTACAGATTTGGAGGTATGTACATGGCTAAAGATGGTACCAATAGAGGCGGTGCTCGTGCCGGAGCGGGAAAGAAGAAAAAGCCACTTCATGATAAAATTCTCGATGGCAATCCTGGAAAGCGTCCGCTGACAGTTATGGAGTTCAATGACACCGCAGACCTCGCAGGTCAAGTCATGCCGCCGACGCGGGAATTTTTAAAAACTTTGCAAAAGAGAGGTAAACAGACACTTGCCGTTGAAATATATGAAACCACATGGTTATGGTTATCTGAACGCAGATGTGCTCATCTTATTCCGGCACAGCTTTTGGAGCAATATGCCATGAGCGTAGCTCGTTGGATACAGTGCGAGGAGGCAATCACAGAATTTGGTTTTCTCGCTAAACATCCAACTACTGGAAATGCAATTCCGTCACCATATGTGGCAATGAGCCAGTCTTTTATGAAACAGGCTAATAATCTGTGGTTTCAGATATACCAAACAGTCAAAGAAAATAGTGCCGCTGATTATAAAGGTGCAACGCCTCATGATGATGCTATGGAGCGGTTGCTCAATGCTCGTAGAGGCAGTTAAGAAAATGAGGTGTAAAATTTGAATATACAAAAAATTAAGTCTGAACTTTTAAATCCTGCTAAATATAATCCCCGCAAAGATTTAAAGTCTGGCGATAAGGAATACGAAAAACTTAAACGCTCCATTTCAGAGTTCGGATATGTTGAACCTGTCATTTGGAATAGAACCACCGGTAACGTAATCGGCGGTCATCAGCGTTTGAAAGTTCTGCTGGATTTAGGTCAAACAGAAATTGATTGTGTAGTTGTTGAACTTAATCTTAAAAAAGAAAAAGCATTGAATCTTGCCCTTAACAAAATTCAGGGTGATTGGGATGAAACAAAGCTGTCTGAACTTATAGCAGATTTGGATGCGGATGCTTTTGATGTTTCACTCACTGGTTTTGATGCCGAGGAAGTGGATGCACTCTTAAATAAGTTTTATGCCAAAGAAGCTATTCAGGATGATTTTGATATTGACAAAGAAAAAGAGGCTATTGAAAGCAAAGGTGCTATCACACAATTTGGTGATATTTGGATTTTAGGAAATCACAGGCTGATGTGCGGTGATTCAGGCAATATAGCAGACATGGTAAAACTTATGAATGGCGAACATGCACAAATGGCGATTACTTCACCACCATATAGTGCAGACAAAGAATATAAGAAAAATGGTATTGAACCTTGGCTTGAATCTATGAACGGAGCAATCAAAAATATCTGCAAAAATGCAGATATCATTTGCTGGCAGATGATTGACTTATATGCCACAGGTACACAATTCATTGAACCCACAGGTTTTTATTCTGTGCAGATGTTTGCGGACAGCAACTATCGTCCTATATGGATTCGCATTTGGAAAAAGCAAGGTATACAGCCTTCAACTTCGCAGCATCTCGTTTCCAATAAGCCAACACAGCAGTATGAATACATCACTGCTTTTGCCGAAAAAGAAACTGAGGAATACAATGAGCAAGAATATGTGTGGTTGTCAGCATTTGCAGGACATTCATACAAATTTGCAAAACGACTCACCAGAGAAGAACGCAAGAAATGGGGTTACTCCGGCATTTGGGATATGTCAGCAGTTAAGGGAAGTAAAAACCATCCGTCAATGTTTCCGGTTGAACTTCCGTGGAGATGTATTAAAATGCACAGTGACCATAACGGTATTGTATTAGAGCCTTTTAGTGGTGCAGGAACTACTATTATCGCAGCAGAGCAGACTGAGCGAAAATGTTACTCAATGGAACTTTCGTCTATATATTGTGATTTGGCTGTCAAACGCTGGGAGGATTTCACTGGTGAAAAAGCTGTAAGATTGGAGATGATGTTATGAGCAACAAAATGAATATACAAACTATTTCTGCCACCAAACTGAAGGCGGCGAAATATAATCCGAGAAAAGATTTGAAGCCGGGCGATGCGGAATATGAAAAATTACACCGCTCAATTGAAGATTTCGGTTATGTTGAACCTGTCATTTGGAATAAGCGTACAGGAAATATTGTAGGCGGTCATCAGAGATTTAAGGTGTTAACATCACTTGGATATACGGAAATCGAATGTGTGGTTTTGGATATGGATGGACAGCGTGAAAAGGCTCTGAATGTGGCACTTAATAAAATCAGCGGTGAATTTGATATCCCGCTTTTGACTGACTTACTCCATGATTTGAATGCTGACGGTTTTGATGTTTCTCTCACTGGTTTTGATGCTACAGAGATTGAAGATTTATTCAAAGAAAAAGCTGTAGGTAACATCAAAGAGGATGAGTTTGATACAGATAAGGCAATTTCCGAAATAGATACACCAATTTCTCAGAAAGGCGATATATGGGTACTTGGCAAACATCGTTTGATGTGCGGTGACAGCACTTCCGTCGATGATGTGAGCAAACTCATGGACGGCGGCAAAGCACATTGTGTATTTACCGATCCTCCATGGAATGTTAATTACGGAGCTGATACTAAACATCCAAGCTGGAAATCAAGACAAATATTAAATGACAAAATGAGTACCGATCAGTTCGGTGCTTTTTTGTTATCCGCTTTTGTTGCTATGAAAAATGTTTCTGAACTCGGCTGTATGATATATGTTGTCATGTCAGCACAGGAATGGGGTAATATTATGAATGCCATGCATCAAGCCGGATTTCACTGGTCAAGCACGATTATTTGGAAAAAAGACAGTTTAGTACTTTCACGCAAAGATTATCACACACAATATGAGCCTATTTGGTACGGCTGGCTTGACGGAAAACGACGTTGTCCCTTAAAAGATAGAAAGCAGTCCGATGTTTGGGATATTCCTCGTCCCAAAATTTCAGTTGAACATCCAACAATGAAACCAGTACAGCTTGTAGCAAAGGCATTGATTAACAGTTCTCGCTCTGGAGATATCGTTCTGGATTTATTCGGTGGTTCTGGAACAACACTTATCGCAGCAGAGCAAACTGAACGTGTCTGCCGAATGATGGAACTGGACGCAAAATATAGTGATGTCATCGCCAAAAGATACATTGAATTGGTCGGTGATGACGATGTCTTTCTTTTGAGAGAGGGTAAAAAAACACCGCATGCGGAGGTGTAAAGTGACTAATCTAACATTGGGATCATTATTCGATGGCTCCGGTGGTTTTCCTCTTGGAGCATTACTTGAGGGAATCACTCCTGTTTGGGCATCGGAAATTGAACCGTTTCCCATTCGAGTAACCAGTAAGCGACTGCCGTTTGTTAAACATTACGGAGATATAAGTAAAATAAACGGCGACGAAATAGAACCTGTTGATATCATAACTTTTGGCTCGCCTTGTACCAATATGTCTGTTGCTGGCAAGCGTGAAGGTTTAAGCGGTAAACAGTCGGTTTTATTTTACGAAGCAATTAGAATTATAAAAGAAATGAGGTGTGCTACAAATGGAAAATATCCCCGATTCATCGTGTGGGAGAACGTGTTGGGTGCGTACTCAAGTTCAGGAGGATATGACTTTAATCAAGTCCTCGAAGAAATCAGTAAAATCAAAAACAAAACCTTATCAATTCCTATGCCTGAAAACAAAAGGTGGATGCGGGCAGGAGAAATCGTGGGAAATAATTTTTCCATCGCTTGGCGAACCCTTGATGCACAATTTTGGGGAGTCGCCCAGCGTAGGCGTCGCTGTTACCTTATCGCAGATTTTAATGGCGAATGTGCCGGAAAAATATTATTTAAGTTCGAAGGCATGTCAGGGTATACTCCGCAGGGCATCGAACCGAGGCAAAGAACTACCGCCAATGCTGAAAATTGCACTGGAGCGACAAGTGAAATCAATGTGCTAAACGATCAAGGCGGTTCTGTGATGAGTATTTCAGAAAATATTAGTGCTACACTTCGTGCCGAAGAACATGGGCATCAACCAATTGTGTTTGAACCGGGTGCAGTTTCAAGAATTGGCGGTCATGCGTGGCGTGATGTTACAGGAACTCTTCGAGCCGATATGGGCGATAATCAACTGTCAGTGGCTATGTTTGAAAATCATAGCCAAGATGCCAGATATAAAGTTCCTCTTGATGTAGTGCAAACCGTATCGGCTACTTATGGCAAGGGCGGAAACAATCAACCATTTATTGTGGAAAATCACCCTTCAGACAGTCGTGTAAAGTTAGATGAAAGCGGAACTATGCAAACTCTTACCGGTCGCATGGGTACAGGAGGAGGTAATGTTCCTCTTATTATAAACGAACGTTCTACGATAAGCGTAAATTCTGAAATTGCAAATGCATTGATGGGTAGCGATTATAAAGGTGTTCAATGTGTTTTTGAACCTACACCTAAGACATTGAAAATTCGCTCCGGTTGTGAGGGTGGTGGCAAAGGTGCTTTGATTCAAAATGACAAATCAGCAACTCTCTCCTGTAATAACGATCAGACAGTGTTTGTGCCCTTTAGAAAAGGTACTCGTCCACACAATAAGGATGAAGGTCAAAAATGGGAATCTTCTGAAATCGCCAATACCTTGAATACTTTCGATACAGGTGAAGTTGCCGTTAAAGTTTACGGTATTTGTTCTGATGGTAGCAACTCCATGCATTCTGATAATCCGCACAGTGGAATTTACGAAGCTGATACCAGCCGAACCCTTGACGGTAACGGCGGGAATCCCTCTTGTAATCAAGGCGGCATGGCGGTTGTTGCTC